ACCGTAAAATGTTTCAGTAATCCATTCACCGTATGCGATAACGCTTAAATAATATTTATCCTTTGCGCTATCGTAATCTAGTGTAAATTCCTGCGTGCTTAAACTGCTTTTAGTTTCTAATACTTTACCCATGTTGTACCTCACTTTCTTTTGTTTTGTTATACCGGACGGGCGGCCGGGGAACTGGCGCCCGTTTCGTCTTAATTTTCAAAGACTCTTCAGCGGTACTTAAAACGGTATCTCTTCGCTATCCTCTTCCGCTGCTTTCGCGTCCTCTTGCTTTATTTCTTTTATAACTGTTTGCATGGCCGCGTCTGCCTGTTTCTTAAATTTTATAAATAACTCATTATCAGAAAATTTTACTAATAAGCGGCCATTTTTATACGCCGATACTTTACAACCACAAAAAACAAAAGTATTACTATTTTGTAATGTCTTAAAAATTGCTTGTGTCTGTTCGCGTGTAATCGGCTCGGGGTTATTTAGTAAATAAATACAGTTTAATATTAAATACATTCCGGTTTCGCCGGCTTTCCTATCCTCATAAGTATTATGGCTAAATGTATATGTAACATCATAGCCTCTTACGCTGTTATATCCTTGATGATAAAAAGCATTATAATAAAAATCGCTGGGTGTAATGCCGTTAATCCTTTTTATATGGTCCTTAATAGTGATTTTGGTATCACCGTAATAATGCGTTAATATATGCCCCGGTAAGCGTCTAATATTTCTATATGTCAAAATATCAGACAGCGCTCTATTAACATCATATTCTAAACTATTCATACTATGTAAACTAGGAATAACAGTATAAAAAACGCTGTCATGCTTTGGCGCGTTGTAGCCGTACGGCTCCACTAAATCATGTAACTTTTGTAATATCTTTTTTGACTCATTATATTTATTTAATATATTTTTTGTTTCGTTTTCAAACATTTTTTAACTCACTTTCTAGGCCCCTTTAGGGCGGGGCCTGTGGCCCCTATGCTATAACTGTATATTTTTCCTGCCATAGATTTAATGTTTTTTGCTCGTAATCTTTAGCGGGTTTTTTCATTTCAATTAGTTTATTTTCTGATAATTCCGGCGCGCCTGTTTCGCCTATTTCGTGCGCTTGCGCTTTATTAAATACTGTATAGCCTTTGTAATATACTTGCTGGCGTGTTTGCTGCTCTTCGTTTTCGTCCTCTTCCTGTTTCTTTTTAGGATATATGGCCAGCGTGATATATGTACCCTTTTCGCCTTTTTTAACGCTTGTTTTTGCTGTTCTATACTGCGCAAATGTGGACCAGTAGCAAGAATTAAAATTGTTTTCAATGTATGCAATTTCAAGAGTCCAAACATTCCAGCCGCTGAAATTATGCTTTGTTAATGGGTTTCTGTGGTTGTTTACTTTTAATTGATTTTCCCAATATAAAGCAAATAGCGCGCCTTCTACAAATGTGTATTGTTTAGCCTCTTCTAAAAGTTGTTTTTTAAGCGCTTTTACTTCGTCGCTTTCTTTAATATCTACATCAACATAATTTGCATACATTCTATAGTTTACATTGATGTTTTTAACGGCCTTTTCAAGTTGGTTGTGGATTTCCTTTAGTATCTCGTTGCCCTTTTCGCCGTAGATGTCCGGGTGATACTGCTTAACTAATTGCTTGTAAGTTGCTTTTAGTTCGTCCTCTGTTTTGCAATTTGTAAAATAATTTGTCATGTTTACCTCACTTTCTTTTTTAACTGTTCGACAATTTATTTTTTTGTGTAATACATTCCTTTAGCGTTAATTTGTAATTGTTTGAGTCCGGCGGCTATAAAGTCGGCTAGGTTTATAACCTTTTCGCCGGTGTCATTTATTAGCCGGATTTCATAATCTTTATTAACTTGTAAAATGTCTTTTTGTTTTACTTTTTTCATATAATTAAATCCTTATAACTAAATCTTAAACTATTATGTTTAATTTGTCAAGTGTTATATTAAATTTTTATGTTACAATTCTTAACATAACCCTTTACAAATTAAATATAATAGTTTAATATGTAATTGTGGAACACAAAAGAAAGTGAGGTAAAAATGACAAAACCACTTGTAAACAAAGACGCTGCGCGCGTTATTGAAAATCAAATCCGCGGATATATTGCCGCGTCCGGTCTTACCATGTCCAGTTTAGCCGCGCTAATCGTTGAAAAATTAGAACGCCCGGAAAGTGCGCAAAGTTTTAGCCAAAAACTAAAACGCGGCACTATTAAATATGTGGAAGTTCTACAAATTGCGGACCTGCTCGGCTATAAAATTATATGGGATAAAGCGGCCAAATAACTCCGGCCGCTTTACTTATATTAAAAAAGTGAGATATTAAGCAATATTAAATTATCAAAGTACAATAAAAAACGCCCTCGGCGGCTGCGCTGCGGGCGTTTGCTTTTGCTTTTCTTACATATTACCCTCGTTAATTACCGTTAATAATAATTGATTTTTTGTAATTTATAGTTTAATATGTAATTAACCACGAAAAGCGTAGTTTGGCATGTTATGCCTCACTTGTTTTTTGTGTTCGACAATTTATAAGGTGTAAGGCTTATGCGCTTGTGTAGGCTTTGCGCCTTTTCCTTATGTTGTATCCAGCCGCCAGCGATAATATTTAATTGTTTTCTGTGTTCGACAGGAAAACCAAATAACAAAAAAGCGCGTCAATAAGCATTTTACGGACTTAATACCGATTATGCTTATTAACGCGCTTGTTTTTATATTATCACCGGCCCGACTGGTTACGGACTGCGCCGGAATTAAATATAACGCTTTAATAGCCTTTGTTATTTGATTTTCCTTAATGATAATTGATTTATATTAAATTGTCAATAGGCCTATTAAGTTATATTAAAATAAATCAAACAGTTTTTAGCCTTACATCCTTACATCTGTATTTTGTGTAAGATAATGTAAGGCGCTTTAATTATTAAAATGTATTAAGATATGTAAGGCCGTTTTATTAAAATCTTACATATTTTTAGATGTAAGGCGGGCAATATATGTAAGAAGATATGTAAGGCGTAAAAGTTAATAAATATAAAAGTTTTTAATGTGTTCTTACATATCTTACATATAATATTAAATAAATATGTATGTATATTAGTGTATTTTTATAACATTATAAATTTTACATAAAAATTTTTTTATTGATTTTAGATGTAAGATAGGTAAGGCGTTTTTTATTTAATTAAATTTTTAATGTTTTGATGTTTTTTGATTAACTTTTATTAAGATATGTAAGATTTTATTTTTTGATTTCAAAATTTTATGCCTTGATTTTGTCTGATTTCAAAAAGTCTGTTTTTGATATACTTTGTATATATCTTTTTTAAGTGTTCAGCGCGTAAAATTACAAGCGCTAAAAATTGCCACGCGCTAAAATGCTTTTTAAGGCGCTTAAAACTTGTTAAGATATTATTTTTTATCCCTTCGCGCCTTCTTACATAATTTTTATTATCAGTATGTATCGAAACGATATGAAAAACGGCTACAATGTAGTAATAACTTTATTTGTTTATAATTGTATCACAATATAATTTATTAAGCAATTAGCCCAAAAACCGCACAGCGTCAGCGTTTCAGCGTTTTATATTTAATGCCTACAAAATAAAATGCCGGACGCTTTCACATTTGCTATATAAAAATGCTGGAATTGAGAGGGGGCCCCCTCTTTTGATCCCCTATGGCGTCCCGAGGCGGGGCCGGCTCTCGACGGGGAGGGGCCCCATTATTTTTACGCTATTGACGATTTTTAGCCTTTATAAATTAAAAATCTTAAAAAAAATTAAAAAAGTAAAAAATTTAAGGACTTAACGATAATTAACGCGGATTTACGGAACTATAAAAAACTTTGTAAAACATTGATAAAACAGGCTTACAGAGTTTATAATGTGGATAAATAGAATGTGGTAAATTTTGTCGAACACAAAAAACTAGGCGCCCTTTAGTTGCTTGCCGGCTCTCTAGGGCGCCTTTTCAAAAAAGAAGGAGATCTCATTATGGCAAACACAAAAACTGGCGCAAAGTATTCTTTTGAAGGACAGTATTACACTGGATCAAAAGATACAGCCGAACAGGTTAAAAATTACGCATTGGATGTAATTTTTCCGGAAGTAACGCCGAAAGCGTTATCACTTTTCAAAACAAGTCTTAACAGACAGAATGACGGCATTTATAAGTTAATGCTTACTAAATATCCCGATTTCAAACGTGTAAGAACTATGTACGTTACAAATGTTGTAGATTTAGCGGGCAAGAACGCCGGCGGCAATTCTATTGCTACAATGAACACAAAACAGTTAGTAGCATATATTAAAAAGAACGATTTAGAAATTGACGCAGAAATTTACGAAGGCGATATTACACGCTTACGTGAGGCTATTATTATGGCGCAAGAAGATCCGGAAAAATTTAAGGAAGTTTATGCGGCAGATGTTGAGGCGTATAATTTCAACAAGTCTATTAACGACTTAAACAACGTACCAGCAGACGGTACCGGTGAAGGCTCTACAGAAAACGCACCCTCAAATCCGCCGGTCAATAATGAAGGTAACGGTGAGTTAGACGCTGCGGACTTGTTAGGTTTGGAAGGTAAAGACGACACTAACGACGAAGGAAACGACGACGAAAAATAATGGGGAGTAATTTACCGATACAACCGAAAGCAACAGGAATACAATGGGTTAATGGTGTGCCGGAACCGGTATGTAAAAACATTAACCCTTCTTCTGTAAAACAGTTAGCGACTACCGCGCTGTCAATGCCATACGAGGGGGAATATAACGAAGAGTTAGGAATGTTTGTTATAGAGCCGCGTTTTGAAGGAATGACAAATGCAGAAGTTATGTGGGTACGTATGGCAGAGAAGGCCGCTAATGGTGATCTTGAAAGCGCGAAAATTCTGTTAGACAGAGTATTAGGTAAACCAAAACAAAGTGTAGAAACTACATCAATGACAATGAGTTATCAAGAGTTTTTAGAACTTATGGCTCAAAAAGGTAACGGGTAATGACAGAAACAATAAGCCAAGAGGCGATAAGAGTACACGAAAGACTTACAAACGACTTTATCTATTTTGCTAAACATTGTTTAAGAATAAAGGATAAGGCCGGACATCTTGTACCGTTTACCTTAAATAAAGCGCAAACATATATACATAATCAAGTTGAAAAGCAATTAAGGGAAACAGGCCGAGTGCGCGCGTTAATTCCGAAGGCTAGACAGGGAGGAATTAGTACATACGTATCCGGTCGTTTTTATCATCATAATAACAGGTTAGGTAATAAATCTACTTTCATATTGTCGCACCAGTCTACTACTACGGGCGCGCTTTTTAATATGGTACAAAGGTATCATGATAATTGCCCGGAGCCTGCAAAGCCTAAAGCGGTAGTAAGCAACAAACGCCAATTAAAATTTGAAAACGGCAGCGAGTACACAGTAGGTACAGCGGGCAGCGGGGACGTTGGCCGCGGTTTTACAACGCAATACCTACATTTATCCGAGGCGGCATTTTTTGAAAATACGGACGATATACAAACGGGTATCTTACAGTCTGTATCTGACGAGGACGGTACAGAGATTTTTGTAGAGTCTACCGGTAATGGTATCGGCAACTGGTTTTATTCAGCGTGTATGGACGCAGTTAAGGGCAAAGGCGATTATATTTGCTTATTTATACCATGGTTTTGGATGCCGGAATATTCTAGGCCAGTCCCTCATGATTTTATGATTACGCCGCAAGAACAGGAATACAAAGAACTTTATAATTTAACAGATGAACAAATATACTGGCGCCGTAAAAAAATCGAGGACCTTAAAAGTGAATGGAAGTTTAAGCAAGAATATCCGGCTAATATTGACGAGTGTTTTCAAACGTCCGGCGATCCTCTTATACCGGCTGATAAAGTTATGGCAGCGCGTCAGTATAAAATGCCCGCTAATAATCTATTTCCTCTTATTATGGGCGTGGATCCAAAGGGCAGCGGAAAAGACGACGCGGGTATATTATTCCGTCGCGGTGATATTATTCCGGGTTATAAATTGTATACAGGCGAAATGGATCCCATGCGTTTCGCTGGTATTTGTATGAAACTTATTGACACGCTGGGCGTTGATAAAATGTTTATTGATAATGGTTATGGCTATCAGATAGCAAGCCGTATGTGGGAATGTGGGTACAGAGATATAGTGCAAACGGTAGATTTTTCCGAGGGCGCTATTGAGGATGATAAGTATTTGAATAAGCGCGCGGAAATGGCTATAAACTTACGCGACTGGTTTTTAGAAGGTAATAAGTCAATACCGGATACGGACGAATTGTATACGGATTTATTGTGCGTACCGCGTGAAATTGAAACATCTAACAATAAATTTAAGATCGTTTCAAAGGACGAAATACGAAAAGTTTACGGGCGTTCGCCTACATTATTTGACGCAGCAATGCTTACTTTTGCGTATCCGGTTAGGAAGGCCGGGCAAATGGCGTCTAGGTATAAGAAGGCGTCAGATAATAGCGGGGCAAAAGGACCATTAAAAACGGTAAATAAAAGGCAGAAGTTTAGAAAAGAAAAACAGGAGGTGTCAATATGGCAATTTTAGCAGCAGTATTTACAGCAATAGGTACAGCAGTTACAGCAGGGGCGGCGACTGGTACAGCGGCGGCGGTTGTTGGTGGTATCACTACGGCGGCGGTTGTTGGTGGCGCTGCGGCGGCGACTGGCGCTATTGCGCATAGCATGGGGAAACAAAAGGGCGCGCAACAGGCGGCTAGCGCTATGCAACAAAGCGCATTATCGGGCGGCGCGTCTGATAAAGCGAGTAGCGACGCGTCAAGCGAAACAGGTACAAATAAAAGTAGGTCAATGGCGTTATACAGCACTGGCTCTAGTGGTTTGTTGGGTAATGCTACAGTTGGCCGCAGATCACTATTAGCAAGTTAGTTAAAAAAGGGAGGAGGTACGGACATGGCTAACAAAAGAATAGATACTATTTTTCAGAGATTTAAAGCGTTAAAGACAAATAAACAAAGTCTAAAGTCTTTGTATTCTCTTATAAGCGAGTATGTTTATAATAGAAAATTTGAAGGGCATGGCGTACCTAACGCGGGGATTTTTGCAGATGAAGATATTTTTGATAATACAGCGCTGCGCGCTAACGGTATTATGTCTAATGTTATGGTTAATAATATATGGCCTAACGGTCCTAGGACCTTTACTATTGGTAGGACTTGGGATACTCCTGACACAGACGAAATAAAAGCGTATTTTGAGTATGTAAATGCTCAAATGTACGCGGTTATGGATAATACTAGAGCAGGATTACAAACAGCGTTAGATGAATACATGAATGATCAAGGCGCTTATGGCATAAGCGGTATTTATGTAGAAGAGAAGGCAGACGATAACGCCGTCCCTGTAAGATACAAAGCATGGAGTATTAAGGACATGTATGTAGATGAAGGGCCGGACGGATTTATCGATACTATATTTTCAGAAGTTGAAATGACCGTCCGAAACGCCGTAAAGGTTTATGGGTTAGAAAATCTACCAGCCTCTGCGCGTAAGGATTATGAAAACGGGGAAGTAGAAAACAAAATTAAAATCCTTCACGTTATAGAGCCTAGATTAAATAGGGATCCAAGAAAAAAAGGCGCGAAGGATATGCCTATTGCGTCTATACATATTGAGGTAGGGACGCGTAAAATTCTTAAAGAAAGCGGCGTAGAGGAAATGCCTATATTTGTAGGTCGTTTCTCTAAAGTGCCGGGCGAAGTCTATGGGCGTTCGCCGGCCATGGTTGCTATGGCTGATATACTAGAGATTAACGCAGTACGTGAGGCCATTATGATAGCAACGGAAAAACAATTAGATCCCCCGTTGGCTGTATATGACGACGGCGCATTAGGCGGCGGTAATGTTGATACATCCGCCGGCGCTATAAATGTTTTCTCTGTTACAGGAAGATTAAACGCCGGTAAACCTATTGAGCCGTTATATACAGTAGGTGAGTTACAAAGTTCTTACACGCATATTGATACATTAAAAGAAACTATCAATAATCACTTTTTCCTAGATAGATTATTGGATTTTAATAATGAAACCCGCATGACATTGGGCGAGGCGCAATTACGCAATGCTTTACGTGGGCAGTCGTTAGGGGCGTTTTATTCCCGTCAAGAGAACGAAGTTATTACGCCTACAATACAAAGAACGTTTAATATTCTTATGAAACAAAATAGATTAGGCGTTGTTGCTGGTACGCCGGAAGAGGCTGCATTACTTGAAAAAGGCGTAAAACCTGTATATATTCCGGAGGTATTAGTAGAAAAAATGGCGAGAGGTGAAGAGGTTTACGAATTAACATATTTATCACCAGCCAAAAGAACAATGCAGTCGGAAGAGTTGCGCGGCATTATTGAAACCGCTAACTTTGCTATAAGCGCGGCGCCGGTTAATGTTGAAATACTTGATAATATTGATTTTGATAAGTTAATCAATAGAGTAGCAAAATTAAGCGGTGCGCCGGCTGATTTAATTAAATCGTCTACAACAGTAGCAAAAATTAGGGCAACAAGAGCCAAAGCACAACAAGACGCAGCGGAATTAGAGGCAGCAAGACAACAAAGCGAAATAGGTAGAAATGTGGCGCAAATGAATGCCATGCAGCCGGAACAGGGGGCGGCATAATGTCAGATAAACAAGTTAAAGAAGTACAAAAAGCAGAGCGCGAAAAATTACAAAGGGCGTTTAATAAGGTAGCGAGTACGCCCGCAGGGCAAACAGTTTTACGTTATATAATGCGTGATTGCGGATTTCAGAAAACATCTATAGTACAGGATCCGCACTCGTTAGAAATTAACACAATAGGCTCAATATATAACGAGGCGAGAAAAGACGTATATCATAGAATACGACGTTTTATAGATAACGAATATTTGAAGGTAATTGAATTTAAGGAGGACGAAAATGTTTAGAAAACATCTTTTAGGCGTAGGACCATGTTATTTTGCAGAAGGCGGCGAGGGTGCCGGTGGTGAAGGTGGCGGCGGAATTGTAGCCGATATTACAGGAGGCGCCGGCGGTGCTGGAGGTGCTGGCGGTAACGAAGGTGGCGAAGGTGGTAACACCTTTGATTTTGAGGCGTTTAAGCAAGAGTACGGAAAAAATTACGCTGATAAAGGGTTTATGCAAGAACTTACATCACCGGAAAAAATGTTTGAAAAAATTGATAACATGGAGTCCATGATAGGTAAGAAATCAGCAATACCGGGCGAAAATGCTACTGATAAGGACTGGGACGAGTATAGAAGTCGTATAGGTTTGAAATCGGCTAACGATTACACATTAAGCGACTCACATCTTCCGGAAGAATTAAAAAATTTCCATAACGGCGATTTTGATACAAAGGTTAAGGAAATGTTTTACGAGGCCGGATTATCCCAGCAACAGGCTAAAATTATTAGTGAAAAATACGATAAGTTAATGGTAGACGCGCATGGCGATTTGTTAAATCAAGTTGCGGCAAAACAAAAAGAGCAGCAAATATCAGACGCAGAGTTTGATAAAATAGCGGACGAAACATGGGGCAATGATAGAGAAGATGTGCAAAATGTCGCTAAAGCATTGATCCAAAAGTTTACGCCGGAAAACTTGAAACCGCAATTAAATAATATGGATAATAAAAATCTTATTATCATGGCTAGCGTGTTAAAAGGCGTGTCTGATACATATATCTCACAAGATGATTTAAGCGCATTAAAAGGCGGAACAGGTGGAAAAGATCATCAAACATTAAGACAAGAGGCGCAGGCTGAATTAGCAAAATTGGCTAATATGAGTCCGTTTGATCCGCAGTATGCAGCGCAACAGCAAAAAGTACAAGATTTGTATAGCAATTTTTCAAATAAAAAGTAAAACCGAACACATAAATTATTGTTCTATTTTAGCGGGGTTAAAATCCCGCTTTTTATTTATATTAACGATAATTTACGGAAATATAAAAAACTTTGTAAACGCTTGCAATATTAGAAAAAAAAGTAAATAATTATGGTAGCGGGTAGCCTTCATGGTCCGCTTGATGATAATAAGTTTATCCGGGTACATTACCGTTTAATATGTAGGTTACGTCCGTTGTGCGGGTAGCGTTTACCGAAAATGTCGAACACAAAAAGAAAATAAGAGAGGTAGAAAAAATGGGCGCAACAATAGATAATGCACTTATTACGCAATTTTCCGATACCGTACATTTGAAAGCACAACAGATTAAGGCTAGATTAAGACCTTACGTATCTGTTATTCCTATGAAGGGCGATAACTTTGCTTATGACGGTTTAGGAACTGTAGAGGCAAGAGAAATCGTAGGCAGAATACAGCCGGTACAATTTACAGATATTGAACATTTAAGACGTAAAATCGCACGTAGAAGATTTGAAGTTACAATACCTATCGACAGCGCAGACGTTAGAGGTATGTTGTCAGATCCTACAAATAGATACGCAACCGCTATCGTTGCTGGTATCGAAAGAAGATTTGACCGTCTTTGTGTTGAGGCTATGTTCTCTGATGTTCTTACCGGTCGTGATTTTGATACAAGAATTACAGCGGTACAAGACGGTGTAAAAACTGTAGACGCTACAAGCGGTTTGACCTATGAAAAATTGCTTGAAATCAAACAAAACTTTATTGACGCAGATGTAGGAAACGATATGCCGGAAAAATTCTTCTTGGGTATTACTGGCGACGAACATACAGACTTGATGTCAGAAACTAAATTGATTTCCGGTGATTATTCACGTTCTTATGTAATTGATAAGGGCGAAATACAAAACGCTTTAGGTTTTGACATAATTAAGTATGCTGGTAAGGCTGCAAAACCAATGTTAGATGTAAACTCTTCTAATGTTCGTTCTTGTTTCGCGGCGTCTACTAGAGGTATTGTCGTAGGTATTTCTTTAACTCCGAAACTCGATGTTTCAGAAAGAAAAGATTACTACGAAACACATCAAGTACAGATGATCGTAGAAATGGGCGCAGTTCGTACAGAAGGCTGCTTGATCCAAAAAGTTACAACTACAGCAAGTGCCTAATAAGGCGCTTGCGTAGTATTCTGTAAAATAGTAATTACTTGCTTAAAATTATAGGAGAATACGAACATGACAGCAACAGTAGTAGATAGATACGCAAACGATCTACTTAACGTAGATAAAAAGGCAGAGGCTGTAAATGTTGCCGGAAATAAAAATGTTACTATGATACAAACAGTAGATTTTTCAACCGACGAGGCAGCAAACTCTGTAATCAGACTTTTTAAGGTATCCGCTAACTTAATCCCTGTTTCTTTGAAAATAGTTACACAGGCATTAGGTACAGGCGCAGCAATTAAATTAGGCATATTCAAAGAAGGCGGCCCGGCTTATGACGACGACGCTTTAGGATCTGCCGTATCTCTTGCTAGCGCAGCAGGGATCGGATCACCTGTTAATGGCTTAAATGCTTTAACCTATGCGACATTAGGAAAAATGGTATACGAATTGGCAGGCCACACAGTTAGTGATAAAGACACCGGCTATGACATTGCCGCTACAATATCAACAGCAGCGTCAAGCGCAGGTAAGGCCGTATTTGTTGCCGAATTTGTACAAGGCTAATTTTACGGGAGTAGAAAAACGATTAGGGGATAAGGCGCGCCGCATTGTGCGCGCCTTTTTCAAAAAGAGGGCGATTATGGCATACACAGCACAAACAGCGGTAGATATTTGTAATAAAGCATTGGATAAATTAGGTCAAAGGGCGGATATAGGGAATATCGATACGCCTACAACCGATAACGAGAAAGTTTGCGCTAGGTGGTATTATGACACCCTAGATTTTTTACTACGAAGATACGTATGGAATTTTGCTATTAAAAGGGCAGTTATAGCGCGCGACGTATTAAATACGCCGGCGTTTGATTATTCAGACGCTTACGCATTACCGGCTGATTTTATAAGACTTATTGCTATAAATGGTCGCGAGGACTTAAACGCAATGGATTATGATATGGCCGGCGGTTTTATTTTATTAAATGCAGATAACGAAGATAACTGTAGAATTAAGTATATAAGCAGGGTTACAGACGTTAAAAAGTTTGATAGCGGATTTAAGCAATTATTAACGCTTTATTTGGCCGCTAATTTGTCTTTTAGATTTACTCAAAAACAGACAGTTATGGAAAGACTTTATAAGGAAATTGAGTTAGAAGAGGCAAAAATTATTTCTATTGACGGGCAGGAACGCCCGCCAAAACGTATACAAAGATCAGTATACAGACGCGCTAGACGCGGAAGTAGTCGCGATATTTACGCATATCGTCCGGTGAAATTTGTGAAAGATGAAGGGGAGGAAACTACTTAATGCCTTTAGTAAATGATACATTACGAAATTTTGTAGGCGGGGAATTATGCCCGTCTGTTCGTGCTAGAGGCGATATTAAAGTCTACTCTAACGGTTGCGAAAGATTAGAAAATTTTATACTTGAAACAACAGGGCCGGTTAAATATAGGACAGGTACCATTTTTGTAAATCCTACACGACGCAATGCTTTGGCTCGTTTTATACCTTTTCAGTTTTCAGATCAACAAGCATATTTAATTGAAGTTACACCGGGGTATTTTCGTTTTTATAAAGACGGCGGGATTATTGTAGATAGCGATAAGACAATTACAAACATAACCGCAACGAGTCCGGCGGTCGTTACAAGTACGGCGCATGGGTATTCTAACGGGGATGAAGTATTTATAAACTCTGTAACTGGAACTATGAGAACGCTAAACGGTAAATCTTACATAGTTGGGGATGTTACGGCGAATACCTTTGCTTTATATGATGAGGACGATAACGAGATAAGTACGGAAAACTTAACGTATATATCCGGCGGAGTTTTGAATAAGATAGTTGAAGTACAAACCCCGTATACAGATGTTGAAAATAAGACAGATGAAGAGATCATGGAGTATTTAAGAAAAATACAATTTTCTCAAAATACAGATACCATGTATGTAGTACATCCAAAATACCCGCCTAGAAAATTAACTAGATCATCACATACGAATTGGACGTTTAATACATTTTCTAGGACGTCGGATTATATGACGGGTGAGGGTAAATATCCGGGAGCCGTTGCGTTTGACGGCGCGGGGCGTCTTATATATTCTGCTTTTGAAAATGAGCCGGATTTAGTTTTAATGAGTCGCGGGCCAAAGTCGGACGACGGTACAACACGCTACGACGATTTTACTACGGGAACGTTAGCAAATGACGCTATAAAACTTTATATATCAAGCGCAGACGGTAAGGTTATTGTAGTAAAATGGCTGGCCGTAAATAACAGATATTTTCTAGTAGGTACAGAAAGCGGACTTTTAAGGCTTGTCCCTTCTGACGGATACGATAACGCATTTAGCGCGGAAACATTGCCGGTAGTTAGGCCGGTAGACTCTTATGGGTGCGAAGGTGCTAAACCGGTACCAAAAGGAAATCTATTATTCTATTTACAAAAAGGCTCTTTAATATTGCGTTGTTTAGAATACGATTTGGTTTATGACTCTTATAAATCTGTTGATAAGAATTTAGTAGCAGATACTATTACGCGTAGCGGGTGCCGCGAAATTGCTTTTCAACAGGGGCGCCCGGATATTTTATGGATACCTAAAAAGAATGGCGTTTTATTAGGCCTTACATATCATGAAACAGAGGACGTAGCGGGTTGGCAGAGAATACATATAGGCGGCCCGAACGCTAAAGTTTTAAGCGTTGGTATAATGCCGCGGCCTAATAAATTTGATCAAGCATGGTTGATCGTTGAAAGAACAATAAACGGTAAGACAAAACGCTATGTAGAATATATCTCTGATTTTGAGGACTTTGTAGATCCGGAAGATTTTTTTACCGAAGAAACTACAGAGGATAGCGACATAGAAAAATATTATAATGATATGTTTGAACGTCAAAAATTAGAGGTCCATTTAGATAGTTGTATGATCTATGACGGCAGCCAGTTAGGCGAGGATTTAAGCGCTACAATTACGATAGGGACCATAACGGACGGCCTAGCGACATTTACATCAAATGTTGATATTTTTAACGAAGGCGATTTAGATAGACAAATATGGCGTATACACCATGAAGGCGAGGGCAGCGGAAGGGCCGCTATCGTTGCTTATACCGACGCTAGACATGTTACATGTAAGATATTAAAAAATTTTGATACGAATACTTTAGCGCCGGGTACATGGTCATTGACGACAGACGATATTAGTGGATTAGATCATTTAGAGAATGAAACAGTAAAAGTAGTTACAGACGGCGCGTTACATACGGACTGCACTGTAGAAAACGGGCATATATTATTAAGCACACAGGCGGATGTAGTACATATAGGGTACGGATATAGAGGGTTAATTAAAACAACTAACCTTAATATAGGCGGGACATCCGGCAGCGCACAAAATAAACCGCGTAACGTTAAAAAAATAATTTTTGAATTTTTGAACTCTTTAGGGGTTAAAGTAGGTACAGGATTATACAGATTAACTAAATTAGATTTTAGAGGCGTAGACAGTAAAATAAACCGCCCGGCGCCTTTGTATAACGGCCCTAAAGAAATTGTCTACGACGATAATACAGAAAACAGAAAACATGCTTATGTCGTACAAGATAGTCCTTTCCCATGCACGATACAAGCGATAGACGTATTTATGGAGGTAGTGGATGACTAAAGTAATACCTTTTAAGGCTGCGCATGTAGACTGTATGGATATAAGAGAATATGAAAATAATACCGTTGCAAAATGGCCTAATTTTCAACAGGCATTAACGGAATGGGAAAATAAAAATATTGCGGGTACTATTTTGGCAGACGGGCGCGTTATTGCTGTTTTTGGCTTTATTGAAATGTGGCCCGGTGTATGTGAGGTGTTTGTATTGCCTTCAAAATACTTACATCAATACTCAATAGGTTTTGCAAAGTGTGTTAAACGCGCTTTGAACTCCGGTATTTTTGAAACGTATCATAGGATACAAATACAAGCAATGGACGACGATTTACATAATCGTTGGCTAAAATTTCTAGGCTTTGAACTAGAGGGCGTTTTTAAGAAGTATGACGCACAGGGTAACGATTACAAGATGTGGGCGAGGGTGAAGTAATGGCAACAGGGGCATTAGTAGCATTTACGGCATTATCTGCGGGGGCCTCCATTGTAAAGGGGATCCAAGCGAATAGCGCATATACAGATCAAGGCATAGCGTTAATGAAACAAGCGCAAATAGCGCAATATGAAAATGAATTAGCAATAAAACAAAAACAGAGAGAAATAGATAAGGCGGCGGCCCGTCAAGTTATGGCAATGTCTAAAAACGGCATAGTAACAAGTGAAGGATCACCGTTGGAAATTTTATACGAAACAATGACGCTGGGGCAGGAAGAAGTAGACGCGTTAAAAAGACAGGGGGCGGCCCAAGTTGATATGTATAGAACTAACGCGAATACAATGTTTAAGACTGGGCGATCTGAATTGTTAGGAGGCGCTGCAAACGCATTAACTACTATCGGTACAACATACATGGCTGGTAAGGCAAACGGCTTATTTAGTGGTACAGGAAGTACAGCAAGTAAAGCGGGCGGCGTTGCGACCGGTTGGAGTCCTAGCGTAAATGCCGGAACGGCTAAAAGTAGTACAGGATATTTAGGAACATTACCTAAAATATAGGAGGATAAAGTGGCAAGAGTTAATCCATACGTACAAGATAAGTTAGCCTCTTCTTTAGGCTATGTGCCTAATATGGATACGTCCGGCGCAAATTTAGCCGGGACGATAGCACAAGACGCCGGAAATTTAGCAAGTGGCGCCATGCAATTAGCCGTAAAGAAACAGAGGGAAGTAGACGCTAAAAGAAAACAATTAGAGGATATTAACAATACATTAACCGCATATCAGAAATCTACAGAGGCAGAAACTGAAATGTGGAATATGATAGATAAAAATAAGCAAGAATACGTAAACGATCCAAAGACGGCAATGGAAGTTATTGCCGGCGAAGGACAGGGGATAATTAACCAGTATATTGACGAGGCTAAAAATAGTAATCCGGCCGTTGCAGAAAAAATGACGGGAATACTTACTAATAGTTTTCGCGGAAAATTAAACGAAGTCCATACGTGGACACTTGCGCAGGATACCGCCAATGCTAAAGTTAAGATAGAAAACATGGCTAATCAATGTTATACAATGGCAGCCAACACAAACGACGCTACACAAGTTTTACAGTTATTAAATCAGTTTGAGGAAGAGTATGACGAAAACGGAAACCCTGTAAAAGATATGGACGTTAATAACCTCATAAAATATACTTACGGGGCCAACGGCGCTAAAAAGATAGAGGATATTAAAAAAGGTATAGCAGAGGCTTACATATTAGGATCGCTTGATAGAGGCGATTATAATACCGCCAAACAAATGCTAGACTCTGATATTTTTGATAAATATTTAGATCCGGACACCAAACATAAATATCGTAATATGGCGAATGGACTTATTAAAGCGGAAGAAAAACAGCAACGCATGGATAACGCCATGACTATTTTTGATATAAAACAGAACGCGGTTATTAAAGCGTCAGAGGGTAATTATTCTATAACAGAGGCTATGGCTGATAATAAGCGCATTGAGGCGTTAGGAGGTAAGCCTACAACAACGCTAACAAGTTTAGGTATTAAAGGCGAGAAAGTACAAGAGAAAGCGCAATACGACGCAAAGCGTAAAGATGTCTTAAAAGGTATTACGGAAGATTTTGGCAAAATGACTAAAAAGGGCAAACTTGATCCGGAATTAGAATTAAAAGACATTTTAGAATTTCAGAACAAAGTAGAGGCCAATAAGCAATATCTTACGCCGTCAGAGTATAAAAGTTACATGACTAAAATAAATGAGCCTAAAATTAAGCGTATACGTAAAATGGGTAAAAATATTTTCGGTATGCCGCAGGGGGAAATGGCCGGGCGTGATCCGTACAGCAAAGGGTATTTATCAATATACAATTTTGCAGATAAAGCGTATGCGGGCAAAGACAATAAGCACAATGCTATAAATAACATGATTACGGATTTTGTTAAATATGCTGAACAATTAGAGGCTAAACAGGGTAGAGAAATGACGCAGCAACAGGCGGCTAATTTAGCGAATAAAGTTATAGCGGATCAGCGTAGACGTACAAACCCTAATCTTAATAATTTGCCTAAACAGGGGCGTATTATGAAGGATAAAAATGGTAGAACGGTTAAGATGTATCCGGACGGCAGATATGAAATATTAAAATAGAGGGACGACATGGCGGGCGAAAATTTATTCGAGGAAGTAGATATACAAGAGTTACAAACGAGGACGGGTGTATTACCGCCCTTACCGGAAACCGAGCCGGAATATAACGAGAATGTAAATTATAACGCCTCTTCTGAAAATCAGACAGCAGCGTTTAATGATAATGATAATGGCGGTATAACTAATTATGATGATGAAATAGACTGGGGGAGTTTACAGCCGGTAGATGAAAACGGGTATACGGATCCTAGGCAGCCGGATTTTGAGAGCCTAAAACCCTATGATGTAACAGAAAAACCAGCGTCTATATGGGACGAGGCAGGCGTTAAGTTCAATATGGGTAATCTTACGCAGTATCGCGCAGGGTTGGCCCGCGACGTTATGGCCGGTAAAATGAGTGTTGAAGAGGCGCAAAATTTAGCGGGGGCAAGACATCAAGAGATTTTAGATAAATATGGAATTACAAAAACGCCGGAATTTTCTTTTGCAAAATTTAAGAAAGATCCGTTAAGAACTGTTTTTGGCGAGGCGGTACAAATGCTACCGTTTTACTGGGGAGGTACTAAAAAGGGCGCCGTTGCGTCTGTTGTTACAGTACCCGCCGCAGTGGGTAAAAATGCGTTAATCGGTACAGCAGCGGAACCCGGAGGGGGTACGGCGGCCGGAGTCGTTAGCGGTATTATCGAGGGCGTTAGTAACGGTATGCTTGTCGGTACCTTTTTGGAGTCTATGGAAGTTGAAGGCGGAAACCTTTACCTAGATTTAAGAGAAAAAGGCATAGAGCATAAGACGGCTATGGGCGTTTCTTTAGCCGGTGGACTTTTAGACGGCTTACTTGAAACGGCTAGTTTTGGATTTGTTACAGCACCTATAAAGGGCGCGGCTAAAAAAGCGGCCGCTAAAATGCTATGGGATAGTATGAAAAAATCGCCAGCCATGCAGAAAACAGTTAAGGGCGTATTAACTAAATGCGCAACGGAATATTTTAAGCGCGTAGGTATGGAAACCTCTACGGAAATGATACAGGATGTAGTAAATAACACCATGACATTATTAGCAGCACAGGCCGATAGCGTAGATAGTGCGAAACCTACGGCGGAGGACTGGAAAAATATTATAACTAAAACGGGCCCGCAAACAGCCGCAGCAATGCTTTTAATGGGCGCAGTGTCTACGCCGTTTGATGTTATTAACGCAAATGTAGGAAGTGTTAAAGGAAACGGCGCCGGCGAAATTGGTACAAAGGCAGAAATAGAGCAGAACTTACAGGATTTATCAGAGGGTAAAGCCGTAGAAACCGGTGGCCTTCTTTTAGAGGGGCGTATTGAATATGGCGAAGGCGGGGAAGGTATAGCATACGATACCGCGGAAGGCGCTGATGTTATAAGTGAATTAGAAAGCGAATTAGTAGAAAGCCAAGAGTCAGTAGCAGAGTATCAAAATAATCTATCAAAGTTAGAGAAAAAACAAAACCTAACAACGGAAGAAACAGAGTATATGCAGAACTTAAAGGACTCTATCAAATATGAGCAGGATTACCAAAAACTTATACATGAAGAGATAGCGAAAACATCTGAAAAAATGAGTAAGTCAGATGATTTACAAACACGTAAAAAAGAATTAACCGAAAAGGGTAAGAAAGAAAAATTAAGCGCCGAAGAGTTAGAGGAACTTAATAATATTTGGATCGAGGAAGAAAAAACCAAAGGCGAAAACGAAATAGAAGAGAAAACGCAGAAAGCGCGAGAACGCGAATTAAATAAAGAGATAAGAGATTTAGACAAAGATATTGAAAACGCGACTAAAAAAGAGGATAATGCGCGAGAAAATCGTAATAAAATTGAAGAGCAGCAAGACGCAAATAATAAAAAAATTGCGGAACTTGAAAAGGAAAATAAAGAAATTGAGAAAGCAATGGCCGAAACTGATACAGAGGCGGACGTTGCCGAAATGGAAACTACATTAAAGAAAAATCGCGAACAGATCGCGGACTTAAAAAAGAATAATAAAGCGCTTGAAAAACAACGCACACGCTTAAATAAAGATATTGAAAACGCTATTACAGAGTCAGAAGAGTTAGCAAATAAAAGGGCCGCGCTTAACGAAGAGAGATCAAAAATAAGCGAGGGACTTTTAGACGAAAACGGAAAAATTGACATGACGGCCGGAGGATATAAAAACGCGCAATTAAGCGCTTTGAAATCTAAATTAAAAGCAATGGCCGAAGGAATTAAGCGCGGCGCTAGAATGACACGCAGAGAGATAAGGGACGTACAAAATTCTGCTATCGGTTTAATTAAAAACTCCGGAATGTCTGATAAAGATAAAACAAAATTTTTAACCACAATACGCGATCTGAATAGTCGTGAAAAATTTAATAAGGCCCTCCCGGATTTGCTGGATAAAATCTCAAAAATGGAGGATAACCATAATAGAAAAGAATTAGGTAAGTATATAAACAAACTTATAAAACAGGCCAAACCTAAAAAGGGCGGTAAACGTCCGGAGGGAAAATATAACGCTGATATACAAAGGATTTTAGATAGGATTACAGAGGCCGTAGGAATGACAGAAGAAGAGGCGAATAGCGCTATTGAAAATATTTTTGATAGTGCGGGGGATAACGCGCTTACGGACGATCAAACCGAACACGTTAGAATACTGTTTAATTATGGCGGGTTAAAAAATAAATCTACCAGCGAACTATTAAGGGCCGCTAGATCTATCCGTATGCTTATAGAGGACGGAAAAATTGCCGGTGAATTTAGGGAGGCCGCTAAAAAAGAACGTAAAGAAAAAATATTACAAGAGGCTAAAGAGTCCATAATAGGCGAAGTAGAGCCGACAGGAAATAGAAAACTTGATCTAAAAAACAATGTAAGACAAGTTATAAGAACATTGGGCCAAAGTTTTGAAACGTGGAACGGCCTTATGAACATAGCAAGTATGCATGATAAAAATAGAACACTTGCTAAACTTTTAGATGTTTTCCCTTCTAAAATGAAACGTATAGCGGGCGAAATGACGCAGTTTGATACTTTCGCACGTAAGGCCATGGACGCGCTAAATTGTAAAAATCAACGCGACTTTAATACAAGAGTTAAGCGCGATACGATTATAGAGGACATAGGGTATTATACGGATAGAGAAGGTAATAAAAAACTTTTACAAGCAAGTAGAGCAGAGGCCCGCAAGTTATATATGGAAATGCTGGATCCAACGCTTGAAACAACATTAAAAGAAAATAATAAATATACTTTCCGTACGGATATTGAGGATAAAAATGCGGTGTCTGATAAGGAAAGCGCGTTAGATAAATTGTTTAGTACGCATATTACAGCGGATAACATGTTTACTATTGTCGATAAATCAACGCAGCAACTTTTAGACGAGTATTTAACAGACGAGGATAAGGCGCTTATTGATGTAGAATTTCAGTTTTATAGGGATTATCACAAACGCCTTAACGGCTTTTATAGAGAGAAATATGGTATAGATATGCCATACAATGATTTTTATAGTCCTATCGCGCGTGAGGTGGACGGGGGCGATAGATCCGGCGACTGGATAAACAGATCAACATATCAGAAGAGTATGGCGCCTAGCAACTTTACCGCGCGTAAAACGTCCGATAAACCTTTGGCCTTCTTAAATGATATTGCTGTTATGCAAGAGCATATAGCAAACAGTGAGCATTTTATGGCTATGGATCAATTTGTTACGGACGCAAATAATATTTTTGGTAATTATGAAATCCGCGAAATCATAAAAGATAAATACGGTAAGAAATTTTTACAGATAATAGACCAGCACTTAAAAGACATAATGAACGACGGCATACAGTCTACACGTCCGGAATTAGGTATAGTATCTAAAATGCGTAATTTGTTTACATCCAGCGCATTAGGCGCAAAGGTAAAAATTGCTATTACACAACTTACGGCTATCGGTGTTTTTGCGGACGCTATACCAATATCTGATTTTACAAAAGGTTTAACAGATTTTATTATGCACCCGCAAGAGGCAACAAAAATATTAAGCGAGTCATATTTTCTAAAGGACCGGGCCAACAGTATAAATATGGAAATAAAAGATATTGTAAGATCGCAGCAATACCAAGCGATTACGCGATATAAAGATTTTAGACAATATCTATATTTCTTTACGCAATTAGGCGATAGGTGGAGTATTATAGCCGGAGGCTGGACCGTTTATAAATCCGTTTTAGATAAGACGGGCGATAAAGCGGCCGCTATGGAGGCGTTTGAACGCGCAGCGGATAAATACCAACAGTCCGGCCATATAGATAATTTAAGCGCATGGCAGAGAGGCGGCCCGTTTGCTAAAGCGTGTGTAATGTTTATGTCCGATCAAATGCGACAAATGCAAAGAGAGATACACGCCGTAAGGGACGCAATAATTTTTAAGGATCCCGAACATATAAAACAGGCAGCAAAGGCGGTTGTAATAATGCACTTTGTACTACCTAACCTAGTACAATACGTTATGAATGGTTTTACATGGGACGACGAGGACCAATTAAAAGCGACTATTTTAGGGCCGTTTACGGCTACCGCTATATTAGGTCAGATGTTATCAATGGGCGTATCGTTAGCAATGAAGGCATGGGGCGCCGCTACCGATAACGAGGGCATGAAAGATATAGACGCTTTTGAGGATTTAGACTTAAATATTTTTGGCCCGTTTAATAAATTACGTGAGCATGTTTCAAGATTTTTAGATAAAGCGTATAAGGACGATATTAGCAGCGAAGATGTTACAGAGTTCTTATTAAAAATGGGTAAAGATGTTGCCGGCCCTTATACCGGTTTACCTATTAAATACGCCGCGGATGTTATTAACAAAGCACCGGAATACAGGGACGAGGGCGAAATGCTTAAATTGACAAAATTGTTATTAGGCATAAGTCCGTATGTAATAGATAACAAAGGAAATAAGGAGGACTAAAGTATGTCAGTAAATACCGACACTAACAAAATCCTCATGGACTGTAGTACAGTAACGTCCTTTGATTTCACTTTCAAGATATTTAAGGAAACGGATTTAGTCGTTTCTTTAGTAGACAATGAAACGCAGGAAATCACAAGAACATTAGCGTTACATACAGATTATGAGGTATCCATTAGCCGTATTGCAGACGGCGGAACTCTTACACTTACAGAAACGCACGAAGGATATAGCGTTTATGCTGTAAGAACATTAGAAATTACGCAACCGGAACAGATACCAACGGAGGGGCATTTTCCGGAACAAACTATCGAAAACGCTTTAGATAGAAATTGCATGATTTCGCAGCAGTTACAAGAACAAATAGACAGGGCCATTAAGGTACCGGGGACATCTACCTTTGTAGGCGTTGATGTTTCTTTACCGGTGCCAGTAGCGGAAAACGTTTTAGCATGGAACGAGGACGCGGACGAATTGGTAAACTACGACGTAAAGGGTGAAATGGCAGATTTTCAAGAACAGGTAAACGGCGATATTACAGAGTTTAAGAACGAAGTTAATGCTACTATTGCCAGCGCTACCGCAGAATTTACAGAGCAGATAACAGAGTTTGAAACTGGTGTCGGTGAACAAATTACAGAGTTTGAAAATCAAGTAAACGAAACGATAGCGGAAGTTGAAGAGGCCGCAGAAAAGATTAACGAACTGGAAGAGGCTGTACAAACGGCAGTGGAAAAGGCAGATGTCGCAACGCAAAAAGCGGGCGAGGCGGCAACATCAGCAACGGCCGCAGCAGAACAAGCGACTAGAGCAGAGGAACTTGTAGACGCTATGGAGGAAGAGTACGAAGATATAAACGCCTTTGTAAATTCTTTTCCTGCAAGTACGCCTATGACAACGTGGCTAACAGACGGGGACGGTACTATACAAAACATACCGCTAAAATCTTTTGAGGCTTATAATACGCCGTTTATTAAAAATGCCGGAAGTGAGCATAAAAAAGTAAAAATTTTAGGCCCGATATTTGCTGTAATTGAGTTACAAGATACTACTAAAAAATGTTATTTACAAAAAGAAGATTTAACAATAGATGTAGAAAGCATATTAGATATAGGTAATAGTTTGACGGCTGGTAAGGATTATTATATATACCTTTGCTGGGACGAAACAAACGAAGTATTTAAGTGGCAAGTATCTCTAAACTCTACATATCCGGACGGATACGACGAATATACGTCGCGTAAGTTAGGCGGTTTTCATGCTATCTGTCGTACTGTAACAAGTAGTAATGCGCCACAAGCAAATCATCCGGCCATAGGATATAACGCCGGTGATATTATACCTAACTCTGTTTGGGCGTATAACTTTAAGGCGGAAACCGGTAATGCTGGAAAAGCATTTATTGATAAACAGTCCGGCTGGTGTTACATATACAATAATTCCGGTACAGGAAGTACAACCGGCTCGGTATTTGGCGCTACAAGAACGCACACACGTACATATCATGATTTTGTTGAAGATCTATTCACAAAAGGCGATCGTATGATCGAACAGGATGAATTTTCAAAAATTATGGATATGTCAAATTATAAAACCGCTGTAAACGGTGCGGCCCAGCCTAACCCCGATACAACCGGCGGCCACGTCGATACTGCAAATAAAGCAATGATTTCTAAATATTTCATTGAGGAAGGCTGCGGATTACAGTGGGTATTCACAAAACATATTCACGCTACCGGTGGATCTAATTGGAGTGTCGTAGACGGTAGTGGCGCAAAAGGACAACAGTATGGCTCCGCGTATGTGGTCGTTGCCGGCGGTGCTTGGTATGCCGGTGGGTACACTGGTCCGCGCTGTCGTCATTGCACTACTCCCTCGTCGGCTGCGAGCGCGGACGTTGGCGGGCGCGGGTTGAGTTGTCATGTCGAATTTTAGCGCATAGGTTTTTAGGCTATGAGTTACATTCACTTGGTCATTGCCGGCGGTAATTGGAATAACGGTGGGTACACTGGTCCACGCTGTCGTAATTGCAATAATCCCTCGTCGAATGCGAACGCGAACATTGGCGGGCGCAGGTTGAGATGTATAGAGGGGGCAAATCCTCTCTCGACAACTGAACTCATAGCCTTGTCGGAAACGGCAAAACACACAACTAACCGGAGGCGCAAGCCAAAGGGGGACAAGGCTTTTTGTTAGTAAAGTAATTGAAAGTAAGAGGCTTTTTATATGAAAAGACATGGAAATTTATGGGATAAAATAACGGATCCGGAAAATATACAGAAGGCGTATAAAAAGGCGCGCCGTTGCCGGTCAAAGTTTGAAAGCGTACAAAGGTTTGAAAAGAACGAAAAGGATAACCTAAAAGCAATTAGGGAGTCATTGCTAAATAAAACCTTTAGAACGGCAAAATACACGACAAAGGTAATATACGAGCCTAAAAAACGTATAATCTATATTCTGCCGTTTGCGCCCGATAGAATTGTACAACATGCTTTAGTAAGCGTTATAGAGCCTATTTTTGAAAAAACTTTTATAGACGACTCTTACGCTTGCAGAAAAGGCAAAGGGCAACATAGCGGAAGTAAACGCACAAAAGAATATGTAAAGCGTAATAAGTATTGCTTAAAATGCGATATACGCCATTTCTATCCGTCCATAAATCACGATATACTCATGAGTCTTTTAGAACATAAGATTAAATGTAAAAACACGTTATGGCTTTTACACGATATTGTATATTCTTTTGAAGGGCCAACAAACTCACCGATAGGAAACCTTACATCACAATTATTCGGAAACCTATATATGAACGAGTTAGACAAGTATGTTAAGCATGAATTGAAAATAAAAGACTATATAAGATATTGCGACGATTTCTGTTTATTTCATGACGATAAGGAAGTTTTGAAAGACGCCGCTAAAAAGATAGAAAAATTTTTAGCAGAACGATTAAAACTTACATTAAGCAAATGCGACTTATTCCGGACATACAGAGGTGTAGACTTTTTAGGATATAGGCATTTTCCGGAATATACGCTATTAAGAAAAAGTACGGCCAAACGTGTTAAAAGGCGTTTGAAAAAACTACCGGGACAATTAGCAAATAAGGAAATATCTTTAGAGTCCTATTGTTCCAGCGTAGCAAGTACGTACGGCTGGCTCAAATGGGCCGACACTTATAATCTAATGAAAGTAACTAAATTAGAAGAGTTATTACAAAACGCGAAAGAAAAACTAAAGGAGGTAAAACATGCGCGGATTTCCTAAAGAATTAAGTACAAAACAAGACTATTTGAACTGTATGGCTGAATTTCCAGCCGAAACAAAGGCGGCGTTACAAACGCTTTTAGACAGCCGATTTACTTGGTTTAAGGTAAAAGAGATAGAAGAAGGGGAAGAAGTACCAACAGGCGATAATTACAGAGTCGTAGAAGAACGGGAAAGCATGGATCCGGAGGCAGAAACAAAATATTTCCTCGAAGAATTAAGAGAAGATCCAAATGCTTTATTGTTTATAAAAGGCTTTACAGTTGCAGAAGTTGAAGAGTTAATCGCTTCGCTGTAGTCCTCGGATTATACGGGGCGTAACGTTATCTACGTCCCGTTTTCTTTACCGGTGTAGGCGCGGGTATTTGCTGTATAACAGGCTTTTCCACTACAACCTGTTTCTCAATAACAGTCGGATTAGCAAATTTATAAAGCAATGCGCCTATGGCAAGCATAAATAAAATAAACAGTATTGATAACGTTATTGTAAAGTATTTAATAACGTTCTTTGTTTCTTGCTTTGCGTCCTTAATCTCTTGTAAATAAAGGCCCTCGCGATTTGCTTTATCTTCTAAAAGTAATTGTTTTCCTTCCGCCTCGGCCAAACGATCAATATACGTTTTTAGATCGTTATTGTAACGTTCTGTTAAGTTTATTACAACGTCGGATATATTTGCCGGTGGATTTATATGATTATGGCTTAAAGGCTCTATATCTATGACGTTATCGGCGTTTTCTTCACTCTCGGTATACGTATCTTGTAACGTTGTTTCTGTAGAATGTTTAATTTTATTTTTCGCTGCAAGTCGTTTTTCTTCCTCTAATTCAATATTAGTAAGACAAATTTGCATGACTTGTCTGTTATCAACTGTTTCAAAAACGATAGGATAACGTTTTTTATAACGTTTCTCGTTAGGGTTATTGTCGTCAGTAGTAATCTTTTTTCTGATCGCTGCAACGGACACGCCTAAAATGTCCGATAACTCTTGTATTGTATAGTTTGTTTTGTCCATGAACACTCCAAAAATTTTACGTTGCTATAACGTTATAAAAACATTGCCGACTCGTTTTAGGTACGTATAAAATACCTCTTGACAACAGTATAGCATGACTGCTAAACTCATGCATGTTTTGTGAAAGAATGTAACAAAACGGAAAATTTAACAATTAAAAAGGCCCGGTAAGAAAACCAAGCCTATATCAAATTCGCGACTTGATTATAGCATTTTTCTAATACCGAGTCAATAGTGTATTACGCGCAATTTTAGAGGGAGGTATAGAAAATGGCTGTAAACCACGCTAATTCAAATGTTTTTGACTCTTCTTGTTATCATGACATGTCATCATGTCTTATAGAAGAGAGTTTAACATCATGTCCTATTCATGTCGTTAGTTCATGTCATGATCAAAGTCATGAAGTTACACAATTAGACTCATGTCATGATGATAGCGCAGCGGGAAAATTGAGTAAAAGCGACTGGTATTATCTAGTTGAAATCCTAGAAAGTTGGAGGGTTTATAATCCGCGCGCTGTTATTAAGCGTTACGGGGCCTTAAATTGCTGGGAGGCTATGGTAAGGACTAAAGACTTTACCCCAAGAGTTCCGGGCGCATATTTTACAAAGGTAGTACGACAATTAACGGGTATGAACGGAAAGTTACAAGAGTTAAAAATTCAACAGGAAAAATCTGTTTCTCTTATGGAGGCCTTTAACGATTATAAAGCGGCGCAAAAATGGCTATGTTCCTTAACTGATAAGGATTTAGAAAATCCGGAAACAGTAATTAACCGCGATAAACTTATGAGAAAATTTAATTTTGGCTAACTGATTTGTAAAAATTTTCGCGCTACCTATTGCTTTTATTAAGAAAACGATACATAATATAGGTGTCGAACACAATAAATTTTATAGGTATTTCGCGGTGGATTTTGAAAAATTAAAGGAAGGTACACCATATATCATTTTAGTAGTATTTGCGTTTCTTATGCAATATAACCTTTTCGTAACCCCGAAAGATCTAACCGAGTCAGAACATAGGTTATTAACTCAAATAGACGCTAAATATGCGACTAAACAAGATACCAGTTTTTTACGGGAACAGTTTAGCGATATGAAAACAAAAATAGATAAGATATACGATAAAATGATAGGCGGTGCGAAATGACAAAACCAGTCGTAGAAATCGAAAATTTTACTATTGAAACAGAGTTAAGGTGTCGTTGCGGCTGTGGCCGTTATAACTATGATACCGAATATCTTATAAGACTCCAAGCGTTTCGTTATATGTTAGGTGTTGGCCTAACTGTTACCGGCGGCGGACGTTGTAAAAAGCATAACGCAAACGAGGGCGGTGTGCCTACATCTTTGCATATTTGCGAAGGTAAGAAGGCAACGGCCGCAGATGTTACAAACTCTAATTGTGAAAACATATATAAACGCGCTTGTGCAAGCGGATTATTTAACGAAGTTATATGGTACAAAAAGAAAAATTTTGTACATTTAGGATTAGATCGTAACCAAAAAGGTAATTATTTTAAGATAAACGCATAGGAGGGCAGAATATGGCATTTAACGTAAATCAAATTAAGGCGGTACTACAACCGATTTTACTTATCTCAAAACCATTTGTAGAAAAAATTATCGAGGAAAAAATTATTCCGGCAGCAAAGACATGGATATATACCAGTCTGCAAAAGAAAAAAGACAGAGCAATTAACAAACTGTCAATTCTTTTAGTTAAGTATCAAAATGCTACCGACGATACTAAAAAGAAATCCTACAAAGTAGGTTTAGATTTAGGCGCAGACGCTTTACTTGCTATCGGTAAGAGTATGGTAGAGGCTGCGGAAAAGATACAAAGCGAAATAGTTTAGTAGAGAGATTATTAGTATTTGACAATTAAAAGCCGCTGATTATTTACCAGCGGCTTTTCTTTCTGCTAATGTAACTTGTCTACCGTATTCCGCAATAAGCGCGGCGTCGCATGTATCAAGTGTTAGGTTAAGATCCGGAAAAAGTTTTTGCGCTTTTTCTTTTAGCGCTTTCTTTTTGTCCCTATATTCCATACCTCTTACACGTAATTTTAACCCCGCTTGCCATTGCCCCGGCGGTATTTCTTTGTATCCGATTTTTAAGGATATAAGCGTCGCTAACCATGCGCCGTAATTTTGCCCGAACGAAAAGGCGCTAGCCTTCCCGTCCTTTGGCATACTGTGTACCTCTTCAATAAAAGCAAGTGTCTTAAACCCTAGCAGATCGTTTGTTTCTTTTATGGCCCGTAGCGTGTCCACGATTTCCGGTAGCGTTTGCTTATTATATGCGTACGCTGCTCTGTGATCGCCATTAAGTTTTACTATACTAAACCCGCCATGTTGGCCCGGATCTATACCTAAAATACAAATCATAAACCTAAGGCCTCCAGCACCCTTTTTAAGACGCCTTTCTTTTTCTCTGCAAAATGTATTTGCATGAGAACTTTACCCGCCCTATTGATAAAATGTACCCCCTTCGCTTTAAGATTTTTATAGTTTTCTACTTCATCCATGTATTGTTTTAACAATGGACGTATGCTATCCTCATGAAAAGGTGTATAAAATTCTTGCGTAATCATCTTAAAAATCATTTCTTCCGGTATTCTCATCATAAAATCTAATGCCTCTGACACTAGATATACGTATAAACCTTTTCTAATATACGGATGTTCTGTTACCGATAACAACTGTATTTTTATATCCTGTAATGGTTTCATAGAATAAAGCATAAAAATATGTCTGTTTATTCTGTCATAGATAATACTTTCAATATTGTTACCGTCTTTACTGTTTCTAATTTCCTTTATTTGCATAAACGCCTCTCTCTTTCTTTGTTAAATGCCACTTACCACATAAGGGACATTCATAAATGTACAATGTAACGCCGCGTTTTTCTTTTATATCGGCCGCGACTTTTTCCGCTATTTGTTTAGACCGATAAGCCTTTTTGCGTAGACAACTACGCCACATTTTCATTGCCAATTCACCCACTATCTTTATACCTCCCTATTTGCGCTCTGCGCGTGTTCTCTGCTCTTGTTACGATTTCCAAATTGCTAAAACGGTTATTAAATGTATCACCGTCTTTGTGATCTATAACAAAACCATAAGGAACGATAGGGATTAAAACCTTATGTATTTGCTTTACGTAGTATCTTAACGTCCGCGGATCGCGGCCGTATATACATGGGTACAATGAAGGGTTACGCCCTTCTTTTTTAGTGTTTGTGCTTTGTATACAAAAGCCTCTAAACCCCGGAAAACTTTGTAAATGATCCAGCGCTTTTTTATCGACTATTGTATAGTGTTCGCCATTAGTTTTTGAGTTAATAAGTATTGCGGTGTAATCAGTTTTCATTATTTTCTATACCTCTCACCGCGCCAGCCTTCCGCCTTTACGGGACAACCTTTGGCCCATTCCGGCGTTGTTGCTAGTATCGTTTCAAACTCTTCTACACTTCCGGTACCTTTTTTAACATTTGCTACAACTTCATCATGTACAGTCATAGCGCAGCGATAACCTTTTTTCTCTAGGTTAAGCATACCGTAGGCCATTAAGTCCCTAGCGGTACCCTGTACGATATTTTCCGCTATCATTCCGCCGTAAGTATGCTGGCGTTCCCAGTTTTTATTAAGAGAATTAACCGCCATAAAGGTTAATTGTTCTTTTATATCGCCCCATTTTGTTTCAACCGGTTTAACCATTGGATCACAATAAGCAATGCAACGGCCGGACGGTAAACGACAATATAAAAATTTGCCTTGTACCTTCCATTTTATAAACCCTTCTGTAATCATTCGGCCCGGATTTCTAACGGCCTGTATTGCTGCGCGTTCTTGTGAGTACCAAAAACTTACAACCTCCGGATATGTAGTACGATAGGTATTTACTGTAAGCGTAGCCATAGCCGCGCTGATTTCCATACCTGTAAGAGTTTTAACGTGTTCCTTAAATCTTGACGCGCCCATTTGATAACCACAACCCAGTACGCAGGTTTTACCTAATTGTCTTTCGTCTTTATCTTTTTTAGTTATTTTTCTTTTGTAGATTTCAGACGCCATAAGACAATAAATATCCTCGCCCTGTATAAACGCATTTAGTCCTACCTTACATTGCGCTAACCAAAAAAGTACGCGGGCCTCAATAGCGGAAAAATCGGCGGCGATTAAATCGTCCCCCTCATTTGCTATTAAAAACCCGCGTAATGCTGCGCTAATTGCGTCTACAACATTCGGATACATCATTTTGAAATAATCATAGTTACCTACTTTTAACGTTTCTAAAACGTTATCCGCGTCATATTCTTTACTACCTCTAGGGAAATTCTGTACTTGTATGCCAGCGCCCGCCCAGCGTCCAGTAGACGCGCCATGATAAACTAAAATATCGCGTACCTTTTCGTCCGGGCACATGCATGATTTTATTGTTTCAAGTTTTGATGTAGAAGATTTACCGGCTTGTTGTCTTATTTCTAATATTCTACGGATTTTAGGATCAGTACAATTTTTTAGATATTCTTTTACATTGGCCGCGTTCATGTTTGGTAATTCCGACTCGTCTACAAAGTCGCGTATATATTCCGTTAGTTTTTTTACTTCTGACGCTTTACATACTTTACCGCTTGTTAAGTCTGTTAATTCATTATTTAATTCATCCTTAAACCTTTGCGCGAAATCTATAGCAATATCCAGCGCCTCGGTATCTATCCTAATACCGCGCGCGTTAATTTGCTGATCCAGTTTCCATACTTCCCGCTCTGTCGCGTTAAGGTGCGGTAATGCTTTATCTATTGCGGACTCTACTACTACATCCTGCTCGCAATAATCATATAAAACATTAAAGTCTGCCGGATCATTATACCAAAGCGTTTTATCCTTTTTTGTAGGTTTTTTAGGCCTAGATAATTTCATCATAATACGCTTGCCGGTTTCGTCTTTTTCTTCGGATAAATGCAAAGCAATAGCGCATTTTCCTAACGATCTCGGTAGCGCATGACTAGCCGCTTTAGACGCTGTACATTCCCAGCGATCAAAATCTGTAAGAGAAGGAAAGCCAAAAGACTTAACCAGTATATTATTCCACATGCAATACTCAAACATTGAGTTATGCGCTTCAAATCTAACCTCCGTATTTTTTGCTAACTGTATTATTTTTTCTATATTTACTATTTCCGGATAGATACAATACATGACATGATCATCAAACCATTCATTAAACATGTCTTTAGTTATCGTGGCCGCTATTGTTTTCCCGTCCGGATATTCTACCCGATAACATAAGCATAGGACCGTTGTAGAGGGATCAAGGCTATAACGCCATGGTCCCACGTCTACAACGCTAATTTTGCTACGGGTTTCAAAGTCTAAATGTACTTTAATCACGTAGCAACCCCCTAACCCAAAATATCATCAATTTCGCTGGTAGTCGCTGTGTTTTCTGCCGCGCTTGCAAACGCTGCAAAATCATCCTCGGCCGCTGCTCTTGATGATAACGGCTCGCCGTCCCTTACTTTCATAAGGTTTTGTAATCCAAACGCCACGCCTTTACCACCGCCTTTATCGTATGCGTATGCGGTAAGAGAGGCGCGCATATAACAACCGCTATATACTTCTTTAGGATCTATAATAGGCTGGCATTGTGCATTAACTACCCCCGGAGGCGCAATTAAAGTTTTTGCGTTTGCTATTATCATGTCTTTATCTTCCGGATATTTTTCAGTGTCGCCAGCGTTACCGTCTTTTAATGGTAATTTCAAACCCTTTGGCGGATTTGTACCCCATTTATTTCTGATAGCCTCTTGGATAATTTTTTTCAATTCGGTAAAATCTTCCGTCTTTTCAAAAATCATCTTAATAGAATACTCTTCTTTTCCGGACTGTTCGTTTTTTCTAGGTGTAAAAACGTTTACAAAACTTGCCCTAAATACAGGCGTAATTACTTTAACTGAACTGTTAGCCATGTTAGTTACCTCTTTCTTTTTTAACTGTTTTACTGTGTTCGACAAATTATAGGCCTAATTCACTTATCGCTGAAAAATCAGCAATGGCGCTAGGCGCTTGTTTTTCGCGTATATCGTCCTCTCTTACTAATTTTAATTCCCCTTCCGGTTTATAACTGTAAGAGCCGATAATTTCCTTTGATCCTTTTACAAGTTTTTCAACTTGCGCCGGTGTTTTGAGTTTCGTATCAAAGAGGGCCGCACGATCAACCCCTAACTCTAACGATAGCATAGTCGCTACATTTTCGTCCGTATCGTTCCATTTTCTATGTGTTTTACTACTACGCACTAATTTATATCCGTCTATACTTTCGCCACGATCCAGCAATTTGAAGGCGTAAGCCTTAACCTCTGCTATATAATTTTCCAGCAATTCCGTATTATCTAGGAATATTTTTAATTCGTCTTTGGTTAATTCCGTAGGCAATTTAATCTTATTCTCTTCCGGTTTTTTACTGAAATCTATTTTTGCAACTTCGTACGATTTATCACGCATAGCGGGACAAATCATTTTAGCGTTACAAAAACGACACCATGCGCCCGTTGCCGTTTTAGCGTTAGGGTTTCGCGTTTCCGCAATATGCTGGCGCAATTCTTCTTTGAATTTTGCTACATATTCCGGAGTAGTTACCCAGCGTCTAATAGGTCCCTGTGGATGTTCTGCGCGCGGTTGAATAATAACTAACTCTATGGTTTTGAAATCCATAAGTTTATCACCGGCCGCGCCGATCGCATAATATAGCATTTGTTTGTTTTCTTTTGCCTCTACCGGAATACCAGCGCCATACTTAAAATCATAAACTATAAGTATTTCGCCCGGCCTAAATATAGAGGCGTCATTTGTGCCGCGCGCGTCTGCGTCAATGTCTTTTAGTTCAAAGCCTTTTTCTATGTTAGTCCATAGGGTATAAGGTTTATCTTGTGTTTTCTTATCCCAGTGTTTCCATGAGTCTTTGCCTTCAACCTCTAAACTTCCACGCAAAGTACACCCGATACGTTGTATATCTTCGAGGATAGTATTAACATAAAGATTTGCAGCGTCGGCCATTTCTTCCGTTACTTTGAAAATAAGATCGTCCGCCTCTATCTCTTCCCCGATTTTATACGTCGCGTCCCATTGCGCGCTATGATGTATTTTGTTTGTTAATACCTCTTCGCAAAGTGCATGGGCCGCCGTACCCTCCGCTGCGTACTTTGATGTATCGGCCGGCGGGAGTTTTGCGATTAACGCGCAACTCCCCGGACAATTCCACCAACGTTCACATGTGGAGGCCCCAACTAAACTGTGTCCGTTTGGTGCCATACTTACGCCACCTTTAACTCTTTAATGATAGTAGCAAAGTCTTTTTCTTGGATTTCGGTTACAACTTTATAACCGTGTTTAGTTAGAATTTCTTTACCCTTTGCAACGCCTTCGGCTTGGCCCAGTGCTTTAATAAACTGTTGAAACGCTGTACGTACGTCGTCAAGAGTATATTTAACCTCTTCGGCCGGTGCCGCTACGTCGCCTAGTAAATCGTCTAGGCTATTTTCTACCGGTGCTGGATCCGGTACAATTTCCGCCTCTACTACTGGCGCCGGTGCCGCTTGTGGAACGGCTACGGGATCAGTTGCCGCAACTTTAGGCTCTGATTTCTTTTTAGCCGGCGCTTTTTTAGGCTTTTCCTCTGCCTTCGGTGCATTTTCCCCGCATGTGCATGTGTTACATGTTAATTCTGCGGTTGCTGCAACGCCTAACATTGTTTCTAGTGCGGTTGCAATTCTTTCAAGTGATGTTTCGATAGACATGTCGTTTTCCTCCTTTTCTTCTGTTTTCTCTGTGTCCGACAATAAACGGGTAATCACTTTACCCTTTTTTATAACTGTTTGTAATATATTATCATCTAAAGCATTGGGTACTACTAGATAATGCGCAACTACGGGGCGTGTTTGCCCCATGCGTCTTACCCTGTCCCTCGCTTGGTCCATGTTACCGGGTACCCAGTCAATTTCTGCAAAAACTACGTTACTTGCTACCTTTTGTAATCCGTCTACGCCAAAGCCGGCAGCGGTAAATTGGCCTACAAAAATTCTACTGTTAGGATCTTTTACAAATAAATCCACTTCGGTTTGTTTAAGTCCGGCTGTCATTCCGCCCCTAACACAACGAACACCATAACCCGCGAACTGTTTGCGTATGCTGTTTATAACGTCGGTATGATATGCGAAAATTACAATTTTATCCTCTGTTTGTAAAAGGTTTTCTATATATTCGTATACTTGCGGTAATTTCGCTATACCTAACTGACGTCTAACCGTTGCCTGTACGCCTAATTCAGCGTTAGGGTTATACTCGTTAATATCGCCTTCTAACTCGTTTTCCTCGTCTAATACGGCCTGTATTTCCGGTGTAATTTCAAGTTCTATTGTCTTTTCAATTAACGGCGGTAATTCTGCTAGTACATCCTCTTTTAAGCGACGTAACATAAAAGGTTTAATACGTTCCGCTAACTCTTCTACATTAGAGGCGCCCTTATCGTTAAGACTTCCATAAGAGTCCCTAAAACCAGCGCAAAAATGCACTACATAATCCTCATACGCTGTATACGGCTCTATACATTCCGGCGCCAAAGTTTTAAGCATAATGTAAAAATCTTTAGGCCTATTTCGTACGGGCGTCCCAGTCAAAGCATAGACGCGCTGCGCTGTTCTGATAAGGCCGTAATTACTATAAACATTTTTTGATCTTTTAGCCTCCATATTAGAGAGATTATGCGCCTCGTCTAATATAATTACATCATAATCAAGTTTTCGTAATTGCTTTTTAATATCTTCATAAATAATTAAATCGTAGTTTACGATAATTATATTTGCGTCCGGATCCACTTTGTCCGTTGTCTTAAATAGTATTTGATACTTAAAATCTTTACTTACAAAATCTTTTATTTCACGTTCCCAGTTAATTTTCAAACTAGCAAGTGTTAATACTAGCGCGCGTTTAGGGTTTAACCTATCAATTACACCGGCCGCCTGTGCCGTTTTTCCTAGTCCCATATCATCCGCTAATAGCGCGGTTTTTCTGTTTAGCATAAAGTCTACGCCGATTTTTTGAAATTGTTTTAACTGTTTCACTGTTTTACCTTTTTTATTCGAGGCCTAATGCTGCTAAATCGCAACTATTAAACCTATAACCGTTTACTGTTTTATTAAATTTTTTATGATGAAATTTGCCTTTTTCCCAGCCTAATTCTTTTACCATGATTTGTGCAACGCGGTTTAATTCCCTGTTAGTCATGCGGCTTACAGATATGCCGATACACTCTTCTAAAACTTCCTTACCGGTTACAACTTCTCTATGTTTTCCTGTTTCAACGTCCGGACGCACTAACCATTCCTGTATAGGCTCTAGCCATGCGTCCTTCTGTCTACGTCTTTCTGTTTCCTCATGCGCAATACGCGCTATACTATCTTCCAAATACAATTTTTCACCTCTAAAATATCTACTTTTTGCCTCCGCTAATAATTGATCGCGTACGGCTTTTAATCCTTCAAAATCAACTTTTTTACATGTTACCGGCCAAAAGCGTCTATTACCTGTTGTATCTTTTAAGTATCCGCTACCCTCTTCCGGATTTATTGTACCTATAAAAATACTTTGTCGCGGGTAATCTTCCGCGTTTCTGCGATATGCAAGTCTTACGCGGTCCGTAGTTTTTGATAAAAAGGATTTTAATTTATCTGTATCAACTTTACGACTACATACCATTTCTGATACTTCAATAATCCAATTTCCGCGCATTGCGTCTATTGTATCCTTATCATTATCCGTAATACCTATATCACCGTAAAACTCACCGCCTAAAATACTTATCAATGTACTCTTACCTATACCCTGCTCGCCTTCTAAAACAAGCATAGTATCAAATTTTACGCCCGGATTAAATATGCGGGCCACTGCGCCTACTAACGTTTTCGCGCCCACTGCTCTTGTATAAACATTATCGTCTACGCCGGCATAAGTAGTAAGCCATGTGTCTATTCTAGGTACGCCGTCCCATTCTAATTCTTTTAGATAATCCCGTACCGGATGAAACTTAAATTTTTCCGCCGCAACTATGGCCGCCTCATGACACAAAACCGTTGAAACATTAAAAAATCGTACTTTGCTTAACCAATATTTAAGGTTAATTGCGTCAGAGTCCGTCCATGTACCCAGTTTTTTACCGTTATGCCATGGCGCCGGTTTAGTAAACATAATATCGTTTGTAAATTCGTTATATTTAAGAATACCCAAAAACGGATATTGTTTACAAAGCAAATAGTTTACAACGTTTCTAATTGTCGGTTTAAGTTCGTTAGTGCGTTTATTTACGTCCCAAACTAAAGACTCTTCATTTTCGCCTAAAGTATCTTCTTCTATAGAGAAATCCTTAAAATCGTTTTCTGCTGTATTTTTACCTACTTTATCAGCGTTATAAGTGTATGCGTTATCAACTTTCTTTTTTAAGTCCTCTAATTCCCAAACGGGTACACAACGCGGGTTCCAATGTTCCGCCATAAGTTCAAAAGTTTTCTGCGCTGATAACGCAAAATCACGCCCTCTACATGCTGTCTTAAATGTTTGCGTATCGCCGCCCTGTCCTTCTATTGCTGCGTCCGCACTTTGTAAATATTTTATATAACGTAAAATATTTTGTTCGCTATCGCTAAAATCAACAGTATTAGTATCTAATTCGATTTCCGCCCTTTTAATAGCATTTAATAATGCCTCCGGTGCCTCTTGCGGTGCAAAAGGTTTATTTAATAATTGATATTCCTTACCAGTATCCGGATGTATGCTACCGGCGCCTACGACTTGCTGGCCGTAAGACTTAAACTCAATGCCGGGATACTCTTTTAATGCGTTTCTAACTGCTATGTCGGCCGGCTTTTTGAAATAAATATGTAATCCGTTGCCGCCTGTTTTTACAATGAAAGTATCCTTAAACGATATACCTAAATCTTTAGCAAATTGATCTATAACGTTAGCGCCTTCCGGAAATCTACGGGGATCCACGTCTACGATTAAATCGTCTGCACGTAAAACTACGCCGTAGTTTTCCTTAATTTCGCTGGCGTCAAGAAACGGGTTAAATTCCGTTTTTACCCAATTTTTATTAACGGGTATTTTACCGTTAAGCGGTGTAAGCGTATACCCCGCGTCTACGTACCCCGTAATTATATCGTTTTTAGTCCACTGTTTCATTAACTGCTTGTCCTACAAAAGCGTTAGGTTTTACCCCAACTCTATCTACCTCTTTAGGGTTGAAATACCATATTTCATCTACCCATTTTACCGCCGGGACTTTTCCCGTACGTGCGTAATGACTCCACATTTGCTGGCTACCGCCAAACTTTTCCGCCATTTCCGCAGAGGTATAGTGTAAGACGTCATTAAAGACTCTCGCCATAATGCCCTCCGAAAAGTATAAAATTGTGTTCGACAATTAAGGTTTATAACCTTATATTACTATTATCTACGAAAATTAACGCGTGTCAAGTCTATTTACAAAATTTAATAATTAGGCGTTAAGTAAATAGGCATAACAAAAAGCGTACTACCGCCCTCACCATAGCCATGATTATTTACATAATCCCTAGCGGTTTTGTTTATCTCTTCATCAGTCCATAGCGGGCCAGCATTTTTACTACGTTGTATAATCATTTCCGCTTTATCCCTTTTCGCCTCTAATTTTTGCGCAGTTTCCGCCGGATCGCAAACGGTTTTAGTCCCGTTAAGCAAATCGTTAAGCGCTTGGCTCTGCGTACATTCTACCGCGTAAACAGGCGCGGCCATTAGTGCGAATATGATAAAAAGTTTAGTGAGTTTCATACTCATATTATTTACCTACTTTCTTATTTTTTCAAGACCTATATTAACAATATTTAATATAGGCCCTCTAACAATATGCCGGATAGTATATGCGCTATAACGTCTACCGTCCAGCCGTTTCCTAACATTTTATATCGTTGCGTATTGCTTACGCCTTCTGTATAACCTTCCGGTACAGTTTGTAAGCGTTCGCACTCTAACGGGGTTAATTTGCGGACATAATAATCACCGTCCGGCAAGTCTATTTTATATAGGCCTGTCTTACCACCCTGCCCCCCCCCGTTTGCGGACAGGGTTACGCTTTTTCCCACGACAGAATAGACGCGGTGCGCTTGCGCATTTGTGCCGATATTGCCTATTTGTACAGGCTTATTTATAAGCAAATTGTTATACGGCCACGCGTTTGATGTCATTGTAGGCGCTTTATCTATGTGTATGCCCCCGTTATTTTTTCCGCGCGGTAGTTGAAACATCACCATAGCGTCCTTATCTACAGATGTTAGGCTATTGCTTTTTCCGTCATGTTTCACTTCCGGACGGCTTACACGCGGGACGCCCGGCTTTTTAGTTCTCGGATATGTTCTAATCGCGCATGGTATAGGCTCGTCAATAATCATAGTATTGCCTTTGTCTATATCTCTTACGGATTTTTTACCATAGTTAGCGCTTAAACAATAACTTTTCTGTGTCATAGGCTCACCAGCCTCGATAATATCTCTTAAAAAAATTTTTCTATCGTTTGGCTGCGTGGTCCATATATTAGTCCAGTAATATCGTTTGCGCTGCTGGGCGCTAACTAATGCCGAATTTATCATAATAGGCTCTACACCTAAAATATTGCTTATCATATCTCTATCACGGTCATGCATACTTGCTACATTTTCAAGTAAAAAATACTTTGGCCGGGCCTTCTTTAGTATTTCAACATATACCCAAAAAAGTCCGCTACGCTTTCCTTCTAATCCTTCGCGATTTTGCTTTGCTATACTTAAATCTTGGCATGGACTCCCGCCGATAAGTAAATCTATTCTATCCCATGAAAACCCCTCTACAAGTTCCCACATTTCGTAATTATTAACATCTCCTAGATTTATGGCGTTAGGATAATTTTTATTAGCAATTTGTATAGCGTATTTATCAATTTCACTTGCAAAATATTTTTCGTACTCTATCCCCGCCTTATCTAAAGCAATGGCGCCGCAACGCATACCGTCAAACAGACTTAAAACGTCCCTAATTATTATTGTCATGCTTCCCTCCCTAAAAACGATAGTGTATTAAACCAGTTATGGAAATCCCATGCATAATTTATTACCGCCGCGTCTTTTGAAAATATCGCTATCATAATTTTTTGACTAGGTTTAGGCGGCTGGTCCTCTTGGCCCGGTATTATAAATCCGGCCTTATATGGTAAAAAGCAAAATACGCAATATTTATTTTTCAAAATACATTCTTGATAGTATTTTGTTTCTAATCTGTCCGCGGGGATCACCGCAAACACTCTTGTATTATCAGAGTCTTTTACGACCTCTACCGCTTTGCGTATCCACTTAACCGCTGTCTTAAATGGCGGGTTAAGGAAACAGTCGCCATGCCATACTTCTTTTAGGCCGTCCCGTCGGCCGTCGATAAAATGATGTATGGCCGGTATATTTTTCCGGCTGCAACACACATCAATATCAAATATTTCACGCTGCGCTATTTGTAGCAATGTTGAATAAATGCTAAACGGCGTCATGTAATCGCTACGCTCGGCCGTATAATTTTTCTGTGCCATAATGCACCTCCCTCTGTTTTTTGTGTCTGACAAATACCCCGCTTAATAGGAGGGGGCAAAAAGGACGCCTCAAACGGTTTTGTTTTCCGTTGGAGGCGCCCCCGCTCCGGTATTATATATAAAGTGAGGTTTTATATATCCACTTCGCACCATGCGTCATTAACTTTATTAAAACTCTCTGATAACGGGCCTATATAATACTTGTTTAAGTAGTCCCATTTTTCTTTAATATCATAATTAAATCTGTTTATATCGTCTATTTGATTTAATAGGCCTTCTAAATCTGTGCTAAAACTTTCGTACTCTTCTATAAATTTTTTAACTAGCGGATTTTTTTCGCCCATGTATAATTGCGCATAGCGTTCTAACTTTGGCGGCATGACATCCTCATTTGCTTTTATCTTTTTGCAGAACTCCGGCCGGCCTTCCATATAATCTAATAGGCCCATAAAAAGCGCGTTAGAATTATTTTCGTTATCCTCCCATAAGCCTTCCCACGCTCTGCCAAACTCGCCCGCGTTAATAAGTCTTATGGCCGTTTGTAGCATTTCATTTTGCTTTTTAGTAGTCATTATATTATTTCCTCCTCTATCGCTTGTAAAATGTTTACATAGTCGTTTTGTAGCGCCTTATAATTGACATACTGCCAGCCGATAACGACTAATAAAACTACAATAATAAAATTTTTCATGATTTCCTCACTTTCTTTTGTTTTTGTGTTCGACTTTTTAATGTTCGTATATACCCGCATATAATTCTTGTATCTGTTCATTACTAAAATGCCATGTATCTCTTAAATACTCTTCAAGCGCCCACGTACCGTAAAATGTTTCAGTAATCCATTCACCGTATGCGATAACGCTTAAATAATATTTATCCTTTGCGCTATCGTAATCTAGTGTAAATTCCTGCGTGCTTAAACTGCTTTTAG